AATCACAACGTTTGTCGTCTGGCATTCCTCGGCAACGTCTTGCGGTTGTTTTGTTCATAGTCATACACTGATAGCATTTTATGCAGTAGTCTGGGTCTTCTTCGTCTTTTGGTTCTAGTGCTTCGTTTATTATGGGGTCGTCTATGTCGCCATGACGCTCAAGGTTTCCGCAATAATCCAAAACAATGGCATCTTTCTTGCCATCTGATAGGCGCAACACCCTGCCAATTCCCTGCGTAAAGAGGGTGAGAGATTCCGTGGGACGAAGCCACGCACACACATCGAAGTTAGGCACGTCAACCCCGACCAACAGAGTCGCCACGTTGACTAAATATCTAATATCGCCAGCCCTAGCCGCGTCCAAGATTCTTTTTCTCTCGTCATGTGGGGTCTTACCTGTGATTAATGCTGATTCAGAGATGGGAAGCGAGCGCATACACTCAGCAGCATGTTTTAGTGTGCTTGCAAATATAAACGCGCCGGCACGTCCATTGTTCACGACAGTGATAATTTCACGCATGATTTCACTCGTTAACCGGTCTTTGTAGTCAATAACGGCTTGCAATTCCTTGTGGTTGAATTTACCCGTGCTATCAACACGAACGCTGCTCATATCAAAACTTTCAGTAGTCGGCTTTTCAAATACAGGTTTGACAAGATAACCATTTTCAATTAACCATGGCATTTGAATGGTTACGGCTTCTTCTTTAAAGAATTGGTGTTCCCCTATTATTGATTCTGCTTTGTTTCTGTATGGAGTGCCTGTAAGTCCTAAAATACGGAATGATCGCTTATCTTGTTGAGCGTAAAAACCGTAGTTATTAAAGATTCGTTGATACATGGATTCGGGGTTAAGTGATACCCCGTGGCATTCGTCGATAATAATCAAGTTAAATTTAACGCTTTTAATCCTTTTTCTATTTTTAATTCCTTGTGCTACGGAATGCGGACTCCCAAAGATTATATTTGCATCTGTGTTTTTCTCACCAAGACCCGCGCAATATATTCCGCATGTACCGCCTTGGTCTCGGTACGTTTGGGCGTTCTGTGATATAAGGGTTGAGTTCATGGTAAGACATAGCGCACGCCAGCCGGCACGCTCAATTATCAGCAGTAATTCGGCAATGCAGACTGATTTACCCGATCCAACTGACATATTCGCAACGATTGGGTGCGTTACCATCTTTAAGCGTGCTCTTAATGCGTTGACCGCCGCTTGCTGGTATGGTCTCAGCGATTTAATATGCTGCAAGTGATAAACCATATTCTTTCAAACTATTTTTTATTTCAATCAGTGACCAGCGCCCTAAATTTGGTATTGCCATAAGTGTTCGCTGTGTTGTTTCTACTAAATCACGAACACAATTTATTCCCGAGCTTTTTAAGCAGTTGTGAGCCCTATTGGGTAGATCAAGAATATCAATACTCGCACTTAATAACGGGTCTTCAGGCTCAGGCTCAGGCTTAAATACATCCCCTATACGCCCAAATAACTCCAGCTTCTTTTCAATAACTAACATTTTATCGTAAATATTTTGCAAGTTATTTGTTCTGTCATTCAGTGCGCTAGTTGATTGTTCTATAGCGTGTTTTTCTTGGTTTATTGCTTTTATAGCTTCATTTAAGTCTGATACCTGATACTTTACTTGATCCATCATTTGTTTTATTTTTATTTCTCTATCATCAAATGATTTCCAATAAATAGCTATTTGTTCATCTAATTTAGTTTTTACCGAATTAAAAACCCATTCAGCAAGCTCAAACCTATTATTTATTAAATCTATGTCTATATTATTTTCTGTCATTTTTAAACCTATCAGTTTTGGTCGTCCAACTAGTGCCAATCAAATACGCATGGATTGCATTCGTAACCAAATCAAACAACGCTAATATCTCGCGCCTACTCATTGCTCCAAACACATCGACCATCTTGGCATCAATACTGTCTTGAGTCATACCCATAGCAATACACTGGTTGAGAAGCGCTTCCTTTACCGTGTCATACGTTCCAACGTAAACGCGGCGCTTGCTTCGGTTGTAATACGCCTCAAATCGCCCGTTGCTACTCATGATTCCGACGTAGCCCGAGAGAGTTACTCGACTCATGAAACAGCGTCCAATTTTTGAAGTAATGAAAAATTAGACAAAACATCAATAATGTCAGCTAAAATGTCATCAGCCATTTTGTCAATATAAAGAATATCGCCACAAACCAAATTTGATTTTATTACCGCTCTCAAATGTATATCCCTATCGTCAGCACTTATACCAGCCATAATTAATCCTTAATTTTCAATAATTAGTTGCCCATTCGCACGATAGAGGGCTGCTATCTAAAAGCCAGCGAATCGCTGTCATATGCAAAAATAAAACTTAAAATGGTACGTCGTCTAAATCCATTACTTTGTTAGCGTTACGTTGCAAAGCCGACATCGGTACACCAGTTGCAACCGGCGTAACTTTCTTAATCCCGACTTCATTCGCAACAGAACCCGAAGCGTGAACTTCAGTCACGTGATTGCCAGTAAGATTTTTACCGTCTTGCGTAGTCAGTTCCCACTCAGCAATTTTTATTGTAGCAATCCGGCCTTGCATAGGTGCTAGATCAACATCTGTTGGCGCGTTGGAGTGCAGAGGCTTGAATTCAAACAATTCCATAATTAATTTCAACATTGACAGACTGCGATCAATCGCCAAAGGACTACCGTCAAAGCATTTTATTTTCTGCGATACTTCGCGGTTCTTAAATGTCCCGCTTGTTAGCTTCCACTTAATTTCATAATACTTTTTATTGCCAAAAGGCGTATTCGAATCAACTAGCAAAAAACTTTTCACAACCGCATCTGATATGGTTCCATCCGGAATGACGTCAAAGCTTGCCAAAAAACTGTCTTCTGGTTTGCCTGATGGTGCTATTCCTGTACCTGACCGCCAAAAATCTACCATAATATTTACCCCTCAAAGTATGTTGTCATTGATTGCCGTACAAATTCTAAATCGTTATCTATATATTGATCTGAAAACATATCAATAGGCGATTTAGCTAAGTGCGTTCCATTGTGTTGCGTTAAAAACTTATACTTACCATCCTGTACTTGCGCGTGCAAAACACATGTAACCATGCCAGCAAGGCATATTTTATCATCGATGAGCTTACCGATTGTCTTTATCTTTACGTTACCCTGTGCGTCGGTGTCGCTGTGCGTCAAGATGAAGCACGTTAAATCTTCGCGCGTCCTTGTTATTTCTGTAATCATTTCATATGCGTTAAAAGCTAACTCATTGTACTTTTCGTAACCACGCTCCATTACTCGATTCATAAACTCATGTGTCATGTAATAATTAAAATCGTCGATCACAAGTGTTTTAATTTCTGGCCGTCTTTTATCGATTGCCCTAATGTAACCAATCACTTTATTGTGGTCTTGAATATGATAAAAGTTCTTGGCTTCCTCGTTGTAATTCTTCTTGTAACCACGAAAAGGTAACGGCTTGTCATTCGCTGAAATAATCACAGTTGACAGCGGATCTAAACCCCTAATACTCGTACTTTTCCCGCTACCCGATGCACCCACTATAATAACCGTGTTACTCATGCCCCACATCCATCAGGGTATAAATCCCCGTCTTGATGCTGATTCTGGTGCTGGTGCTGGTGTGTACTAGGAGCAGGGATATCAGCAACACACGCAGACAATAATAAAACCATCAACAAAGAAGCGTATTTCATACAGTCACCTTCGAAATTTTAATATGCAGTTTTTTAGGTGTTGCTGACAAATAAGCATCTTTAATCGCGTTATCTTGTTGCGTGCCATACATCTCGCAATCACGAATAGCTTTATTGTTTAACTCAAATTTTGTGACTTGCTTCACAATCGGAAACCTATCATCAATATTATCAACAGCACTTAGCGAATCAATGTATCTTTCAATATTTAGTCTATAGTTTAAACCAGTTGTGATTGTGATTTTCCAATCGTCAAACGTGTGATTGTGTGCGCCGATTTTTGTGTGCTCTAACAACACAGCCAAATCATTCTCAGCAATAGCCTTTGAATTTGACATCATATCAATAGTGTCATTGCATAAATTGATATGCTTTATCAAGTCGCGAACAGTCGCGCCGTTGTCTAGCACCTCAGGAAACTCATATTTCATGCTCATAATTACCTCTTTAAAATTAATTGCGTCGGTATGACGTAGAGTAATTATATTATGACTCTTGACATAAAGCAAGCGAATGTTATAATATATTAACATCAGTAAAAGGGGGTAATAAATGACATTAGATGAAGCAGTAAAGCATTACGGTACGATGTACAAATTATTTAAAGCGTGCGGTTTTTCAGCGGGAACGCCGTGTCACTGGAAAAGAAGAGGTTATATCCCGTACCCGTCACAAATGAGGATAGAGAAACAAACAGGCGGAGCATTAAAGGCTGATACAGACTACATTACTAAAAGGGTGAGCGATGAGCTTGACGCTTAGCGAACGTGAAGAATTAGAGGGTTTACGGAAGTCAGCGGCTAAGTTTATGACCAGCCCGCTTGATAAAGCTTTTTTTGCTTTAGAGTCTTTGATAGACAGAGACCGACCGAATCGCGTTGATTCGGTCATGTCGAACACAGCTTTTAATGTCTTAGCTCGTGCGCTCGTTGAGCTAAAGAGAGAGGTTTGCAAATGATTTCGGCTGGCTCATTACGCTTGATGAAAAAAGAATCAAAAAAAACATCTATAGGGATTAAGCGCGTCATTAAGATGATGGAAGGTAGTTTGAACAGTAGTAGTGAGTATCAGATACAGATTGCAGCAGCTTTCTTTCAGATATTGAAGTATCACATTGAAGACGGCGATTTAGAGCCTAAAAACATTATTTTAACAAAACTTTTAAGAGAGGAGATACAAGAATGACATTTTTAATATCAGCGGCTGGGATTATGATTACCTTTGGCATATTAGGTTTGGCTCAACATTTTTTCGGTGTTTAGTGGGATGATTGATGACTATTGCAAGAAAAGCCTAGCGAATAACACCGATAGCCTAGCGAATAGTGATGAGAGCCTAGCGAATAGTGAGCGTCAGCATGAAAGTAACTGAAAAACAATTGCAAATGATGTACCAGGTGCTGGTCGATTCGTTGTGTTTTGTTGGTTCTAATTCGCCGTTTAAATTCGACCGTGATACACGACGAAAATATGCGGATGAAATCTTAAATCAGCAGTCTGACGAGATTAAGAAAAGCCAGCACAGAAAAGGTTACTGGCTTGGGTTGCTCTGCGGTCTTTTCGTGTCTGCTATGATTTTTCTAGTTTTTACTTGTGTCTGCAATATCGCAACGCACTAAATTGGGGCAATTATGATTAAAACATTAGAAAAATTAGAAGAATTATGCGAAGGAATATTAAGCCTTCAGCAAGACCGTCGAAACCTGCAAAATCTTGAAGAGTCAACAGAGTTTATGCGGGGCGTCTCAGTGGGTAAAGATCGCGCGTGTAATTTAGTTTTAAGCCTGTTGCGCGAGATTATCAAGAACGAAAAGAATTGAACGTACTATCATGTTTCGATGGTATTTCCTGTGGTCGTGTCGCGTTATCGCGCGCAGGAATACCCGTGTTGTCTTATCATGCCAGCGAGATAGACAAGTACGCGATACAGATATCAAATAAGAATCATACCGATATCATTCAACTTGGCGATATCACGAAATGGCGTGAATGGGATATACCGCAGCCTGATTTAATTATTGGCGGCTCACCCTGCCAAGGCTTTAGTTTTGCCGGAAAACAATTGGCATTTAACGACCCGCGAAGTATGCTTTTTTTTAAGTTTGTGGAGATATTAAATCACTATAAACCAAAGTTTTTTTTAGTTGAAAACGTGCGCATGAAAAAGGAATATCAGGACGTTATCACCGGCGTACTAGGTGTCGAACCTATAATCATCAATAGCTCGCTAGTTTCGGCTCAAAATAGGCTAAGATATTATTGGACAAACATACCTGGCGTAACGCAGCCAGCCGATAAGTGTATTTATCTTAAAGATATTATTGAGCATGGCGTGGTTGATAAAGATAAAAGCTACTGCATAGACGCCAATTACTGGAAGGGTGGAAATCTCAAACAGTATTTTGAAAAACATAGGCGTCAATTAGTATTTAATCATAGCGACCAGAACGTTAAAATCTTACAGACAAGCGAGCGCGGAAGAAGATTGACGCCAGACGGCACAAAGCGCGACGACAAGAACGGAATAGTTGTTCGTGGTTATGAGACAAGGACGGACGGCAAAACGTGCGCATTAACTACTGTTCAAAAAG